ATTGGCTTGGCGCATAGCCTCGATGATCATGTTGTACTGACCATCTTGACCGTGCGGGATCAGGTGCGCTTCGTCAACAAATATGTAGTCAATTAGTCCAAACTGGTCGATCTTTTTTGCAATTGATTGCACGTTACCAACGATGATTTGGTTGTTAACATCACGACGTTTCAACCCCGCCGAATATATGCCGATCGGAAGTTCGGGCATAGTCGATACCAATCGATGGTATGTTTGCTCGACCAGTTCCCGAACGTGCGCCATGACCAGCACACGCGCGCCATCGGCTATGAGTTCTGCGCACAACATCGCCATAACTGGCGTTTTGCCGCCGCCGGTAGGGATGACCACGCAAGGGTTAACATCCGCTCTATGGTCAATAAAGAATTGATGCACGCTGTCGCATGCTGCACGCTGATACGGTCTAAGTTCCATGTCATCCTCTTATCATCATTTCAGAATAATCAAACAGATGTTCCCGCAACATCTGGTATGCCCGACGCAACTTCACCTCGACGTTCTGACGGCTCATGCCGTGATCCGCGCCAATCTCTTTTGGTTGATAACCATCGAGCGTGGCATTGACGATAAATCGCCAATCCTTTGGTAATTTGTTAACAGCGCGCCGAACATCAGATACCACGCCATTAATGCTGTTTTCGTCCTCATCAATCTTGTAGTTTTCATTCAGCTTACTCGTTACTGTGACAATGTATTTGAGCTTGCGCATTCTGATATGATGAAATTTTAAGCGCCGAACTATGTGGTATGCCCACGTCGAATACGCTGCAATTTCTGAATCATATTTATGAATGCGTTTGATAATATTGAGCAAAACAATCTGCACCCAATCGTCTGGCGATTCGTGTTTTGGGCGATAGATTAACGCGGCCTTGCAAGTTATTCGTATTTGGTCATCGGTCATGTCATGTCATCCAATTAGATCTTGCCATCACGAATGTTTTGTAAATCAAAACCTTTGGCTAATCTTGTGATGCGAACATATTCGCCACTTCCATCTTCGCTGAGTCTTTGATCTGTGACATGTAGTTGCTCACAGTTCATGCAACCCCAAGCACGTTCAATGACTCCTTTGATTGGGAAAATACCACGATGGCAGGCAATATTGCACTTTATGCAACGTGGTCCCCAAGCCCATTTTTCTTCTGCCGTAATATGCCGCACTGTTTCATTAACATCACTCATTTCATACTCCTTCTTTCAAAGCGATTAAAAACACGTCTGATCACATAGCTACGCAATAATGAGATCAGCGTAAAAACCAATCCGATCATCAGGTTTTTGTTCAGCGAAACATCAATTCCCATTATAGGGAAAACAATTAACTGCGTAAGAACCGCGCACCAATACCCAATCAGAATATTGGTGGCGGATTCAATAAGACTATTCTTCCGAGATTGCATGAGCGAACAAATCCTCATTCTCGACCGCGCGGCTGACCTGTTCCAAGTTCTTGACCGCTTGCGCAAAATATGAGCTCTTGAGCTCCATACCAATACCGCGTCGGCCGTTGGATACCGCGCCGAATATCTCGCTACCAACGCCCAAAAACGGACTCAGAACAGTCTCACCGGGATTGCTCCATAGTGTTACCGCGCGTTCGATAACGTCTAATTGGAGCGGATGTACATGCCGCTCATCCTCTGGCTCTCGACTCTCACGATACGGCAACACACGGCCAATGCGGATATCGTCCCACACGCTCGAGGCATATTGACGCCAGATCCAATGAGAATACCGATTCTCCGTTTGTTTGCCCTTGTGGTTCTTATACCGCTGAAGATCGGCGGGAATGGTACGCTCACCTGCATATGATTGCAGTCCGGTAGGATGATCTACTGGCACGGCATTCTCGCCGACTTTGCGAAACATTAGCAAATAGTCGGCGCTGGCAACATCGCACAACGTCGAATCCTCGACGATCTGTTTATGCGCCAGCCCCTTCGCCATGGTGCGATTGCGCACGCCCAATGGCTCTTTCCAAATAGCTCGACGCCCGCAAAATATAAAACCATGAACCTCATGGGCGCGTATCACGTCGCCGGGAAAATCAATTAGTCCATTTCCGACGTAGGCCCCGCAACCCATTTTTGCGGTATCGCCATTACCCTTGCCAGGCACGTCCATAACGTGAACCGCCGATATCCTGCCCGACTTAGTTAGCCGCGCAACTTCGGCAATCACATAACCGTAGTGGACAAAAAAATCTTGATAGTTGCGACAATTACTCAAGTCTCTTTCGTTACTGGAATAATTGTACAGCCCGCAAAACGGCGGAGAATATACTGAAAGATCAACGCAATTATCCGGTAACGTTTTCATAACCTCGACGCAATCTCCGTTATAGAGCGCGTATTCCTGCGTGATTACCTGATCTTTCACAGCCATGTCGGAACCTCTTCTTTCGTGGTATAATCGTTTCTTTTCCTGATCTGCAACTCGTCACTCATCATCGAGACCAGGTTTGCGAACATGGTTTCCGCCGCCTCAGTTTTTCTCTGAAGGCTAGCTAACACGTTCTCTTGACCGTCTGTTGTGATCATATCGACCACTACGGGCTTTTGCTGGCCGAACCGCCAGCAACGCCGAATGCCTTGATAAAACTGTTCGTAGCTATGCGATGGAAAAAATGTTTGATGCGCGCAATGCTGAAAATTCAGGCCAAAGCCGCCGATCGTTGGTTTTGTAATCAATACCCGAATACTTTTTTTGATGAATCCCGCAAACGATTCTTCTTTGTGGCCCTCATCGTCTGAACCAGATACCTCGACTGAACCGGGAATCAATTTGGTTAAGCGTTTGCCTTCCTCATTCAGATTGCACCACACAAGCGATGGTTGATTGTGCGCGTTGACCAATTGCGCAACAGTCTGGCAACGCTCATCAATGGTGCGTCTGAGGTCACTACGTTGTTCGGCTAGGCCAACCGCTGGCAGGTCAAACAGATAACCATCACGCGGACGGTTAGCCTTGACCGTATGCTGGTTAATTTTGAGCTCTGGCAGGTCATAACCACGGTCATCGAATCCTAGGTCGGACGGCTTGCGCATCGCCCTGGCCCACGAACATACCCAACGCCAGAAGTCATGTTCGGCGTGCGGCCTTAGTCGAAAAAATCCTGCCATATGTTCTTGTCGAGCGGTCGAGGTCGATTCCGTTTTCTTGAAAAACTTATTCATCATGTCCTGAGCGCCCATTTCGCCGATGGCCTCGCTTGACGTGCCTAACTCGATATAATCGTTCGGCGCGGCGGTAGCGGTACACAATAATCGGTATGGCCTTTTGCGCATAAAATCGGTAACGGCTTTTCGTGTTTCGCCGTCGAAATTCTTCAGGACGCTGGACTCATCGCAAACAACACCTTGAAAATCTTCCGGCGAAAAATGATGGAGCCGTTCATAATTGGCTACAACAATCCGATCTCCAGCAAGCAATCCCGTGCGACGCTGCACAACATCAATACCAAATTTGGATCCTTCGCTGACCGTCTGAAATGCTACGGCCAGCGGCGTGAGAATAAGCACGCGGCCATTAGTTTTGCGGGCGACATTTTCCGCCCACGTCAATTGCATAGCGGTCTTGCCTAGGCCACAATCGGCGAATATAGCCGCGCGGCCCTTGCGGATAGCCCACTCGACGAGTGCTTTTTGGAACGGAAATAATGCGTCTGGCATCCATACCGGATCAAAACCGTGTAGCGATCCGACTTGAGTTTTGCGCTCAAGAAATTGATCATAATTCATATCGAGTCCTTTCGTTCTCATCTCATTTCATCGAAACATTGCAAGCTCGAGGAATCGAACCTCGATGACTCATATTAGTTTTGAGCCTCCACCAGTACCCGCACGATTCATTGATCCATTGATTTATTCATAACCCACTCAATCGTCGATAATGTTACTCGTGCTCCGCCACTATATTGACCAAAATGAAGGCCAATCTCTTTCATATGTTCTTGCAACTTATGAAAGTTAATTTTGCTGACCATTTCGTCAATTGTAAGGCCTTTTTGCAATGCAACAGATTTCATTGCCATAAAAGTCCAATAAGTATCATAAAGTCCACCATATTTAGTAGTATTCTTAATCCAATTCCACATTTCATTTAAATCGGGGACATTCGGTGCTTCATCATGACACATTGCACAAAGCGCAACGATGTTTTCAGGTTTATCACTACCGCCTAACGACTTAGGTATAATATGGCATTTTTGAGTAGTTCTTTCACATCCGCAACGCCAGCACATTATCGCGGCTTCAGCCCAGTCGCACCCCATGTCTAATTCACTAACAATACCTTCCCAATGATCAATGGCCTGCTTAAGCCATTTGAATTTTGGTTTATTAATTTTATTACAAATTTTGTAAAAGTCTGGATGATCTTTAGATGGTTGCGTCCCAGACGTTGTGTTTTCCATTGTATCTTGCTCCTTATCTTATAAAACAAAAAGAAAAATCCGTTGGCCATGGATGACAGTTCAGGGTTAACCTAAAATATTGAATTGAAACGATCAATCCAACGCCATGGCCAACGGAAGACGGATGGTTATTTAGACCACTTGCCCTTGATTGGTGCAGTTGGTGCAGTTGGTGCTTTCGGCGGAAAATCAACCAGTTCAGGTTTTTGAACAGCGACTTGAACCGCTGGATAAAATCCCTTGACGACATTAGTTTCGCCGCCAGTGTCGGCGCGCTTTTCAATCCTGATATCGATATTCAATGGAATATCTTGGAGTTCGCTGGAATCCGATGGCGTCAACACGCCTACCGCCCGACAAATGGCCGACAATTCAGCCTTGGCGATCGATACCGCAATCGGGTTAGGATTGTCGAGGTTTAGCCGACTCCATACCTTCCGGTCAGCGTGCGGCCCTTGAATAATCGTGAATTCCAATTGTAGGTATTCACCATTGCCAGACTTTGTCGGTTTAGTCTCTGTTTTTGAGATCACCACGTCGTATTTCCCGGTAGGAATAACGTCGCTGGTTCCCTTGGCTGGCTCGATATCGCGTGCATTAAAACCTGAAAGATTCATGGCCTATCCTTTCGTAATTGCGTGACAAAAATCATTCCACGATAACGGTAGATCTACCATTACCCCATATCGATTCTTAGCTAGGCATGCTGGACCTCCAACGGTCCGGAGAATGCGTGCCCCGCCATCCGCACCAATCGATCTAGCGATTGCCCTAGTGCGGCCAAACCCGGGCCCGTTATCGACCTCAACGCGCATACGTCGAGTCGCAAACAGTACCGCATCGGTCCATTCACATACAAGGCCGCAAGCGTGTTTGTGGAGCCGTGGAGCGTACCTATCGTACGGCGTACTCTCCGGATCTTCAAAACGCTCGACCTTCGCATGCGCCAATAAAATTACGACCATATTGCGATCGTTGCGCAATACGTCGAGACTTGCCAACAACTCCCGCCATTTCGTAACAGCCAGCATATAACCTTTACCGTATCCGCCCCCGGCCTTCTCAATATTGTCAACGCTGTTTTCTAAACATACCTTGTCGAAAATCAATCGTTCCAGCCAGTCGAGCGAATCGATGACCACGGTTTCATAATCGTGATCTAATGTGGATAATTGCTTCAGTGCAGTTGCAACATCATCGTATGACGTTGCTAACGGAAACTGCGCACAATCAATTTCACCAATACCATCCTCCGTAGGGATGAATATAGGTTCTGGACAACCGGCGGCAAAAGTGCTTTTGCCAATCCCTTCCGTGCCATAGATTAGCACCCGTGGCGGCTTGCCCGCCTTGCCTTTCGTTATTCCTGGTATCATCTCGTTTCCTCGTTGCGCCGAATCCTCACCGCTGGTCCAGCCAGCGCCCGAAAACTGGCATGAGATCCAGCGGCACTATCTAGGACGATCACGCACTCGTCCTCGCCATCGCCAAATACGATCTCCTCATGCACCCGCATATGCTCAAGTTCAGGTCCATTACCCTCATTAATCTCGAGCACGGCCTTTCCGCCCGATGCGAATTTTAAAATCAACGTAGTGACAAAATCCTCTTTGCCCTTAACAAAAATCACAAATGATTCGCCGATTCGGCGATGAACTCTCAAACCCGGACGGAATGGTATGTCCGTCGTCATGTCATGTCCTCTCATCGTGTGATGGTCAAATGAATCTGACCATCGGTTGGACGGCTCATCGGAGCCGCAATTGTGACGGCTACATGGGTAGCCTGGCATCCAGTCAGTAAACATGCCCCAACAATAATTATACGGATCATGAGACGATCACTCCATGAATGTAGGAACAGGCGGATCCAGTCTAATGTCGTGATCCGCTGGTTTTGTTTTCGGCGCATTGTTGACGTTGAGTGCAACCCAAATCCGCAACGCTTCGCCATCCAAATCGATCATCGCCCGCATTTCCGCTACGATCCGCAAGGCTTCGTCAAAGTCTTGGCATCTAGCGTTGCGAAAATTGCTAGCACGGTTGCGACAACCGACGCAAGACAAGCAATCAGTAGTATCACGACGCAGTTGATTTTTAAGCGGGCATTTTGCACGGCAATCCGAATGCGGGTTGCGCATCGTGGATCGCTCCCGCATCCATACGTATTGCTGTTTGGTTTCGGCGTCAATATATGCCGTCAATGCGTCTTGCAGGTCTTTTTGTGCGCTTATCAATTTGCGCGTTTGTCGGCAATCGTCGGCGCGTATCTCATGGTCAAGATCAGTCGGATTGAAACCTGTGGCTGGATTATTCTGCATTATCAAAACTCCTTCTCTTAACGCATCGGATCAAATCAAACATCGTTTCAAACATTTCGATATCAATCTCAACTGGATCGCTAAAATAACAGCAATCTTCGTTGACCTGCATAACGCGTTGTTGTGCAAATCCGTTATGCATTTTTATTTGGACGTGGTGCATTGATCGACCGGAAAAACTTTTCGGCTCTTGACCGTGCGATATGTCGATCCTTGCTGGCGCGCTGGATACCGTATTCCATTCTCTTTTATTCGTGCGCATCATCATTATCAGACTCCTTACAATACCGCAGAAAAGCTAAAATTCGTGCGGCCGCAACTGCGTCCGATAACTCTCGCTGGATTGTGTTGAGCGCATACATTAGCGCGCCATCGGATTCGAGGTATTGACCTCTTGTCAGATCAGCCAGGCTACGCGCGGATTGC